GGCGTACGAAGCCCTCCTCACAAAGGAATGGTTAGTTCCCTCACACCGACCAGAATTTAACTGGCCGGTGCCCACCTGATCTTGATGCCGACGGTATCAGGACGTCCGTAACGCTCATAGTGCTTCTTGTCCACGAAGGGACGAGGCGCATTTTTAAGCCAGTCTGGGAGAGTATCCCTTATGGTCTCATCAATGGTCTCAAAACTCCATGATTTCAAGAAGAACTTCATTAGTGCTCCGACACCCTCCAATTTAGAAGGAGGAGTGACGGTTCTCGTAACAGCGGCCTTGACAAGAGGTCGATGAAGAGAAGCACACATCCTCTGGGATTCGATCCCCAGAAAGCTGTGCTTGCCTAATGCAGGAGATGTTTTCGAGTAGCCGTTTCCGGTCCACTCATGATTAACGGCTGGGAAAGGGATCAATGTCTCGATCTCTTTGTCCAACCATTTAACTGTCTGCCATAGACCCCGCTGATATAGCTGGTTCCGTAGGCTGACAAGTGAAATCACCTCCTGGGCGTCACGCAGTGATGAAGGAAAATCTCTACGTACACGAGTGACTGTAACGTCCTCGCCAGCGTAGTAATCCTTCCCACAAGACTCTCTGAACTTCCCAGTCCAGAAAGACTTGTCTGCATTGACTTTAAACCCAAAAGTTTCAAGTCGCCGCATCACTGGCAACACATATTCTACGGGAACAATCATATCGTCCCCGTAGACGCGCACCTTGCCCTTAAAGGATTCAATATCCTGCCGGGTAAGGGGTTTACTCAGCCCATCTTGAATTCCCATGAAGATCAATGTAAGAAAAACCATTGCTTCAACAGGAAAACAGAGGGCTGAACCCATAGACGCAAACTTAGCGAGGCGGATCACTCCGCCATTCTCGCCAAGGTCAGCTTTTCGTGAGCGCGTTGCATCAACCATCCTGGCTAGAGTGCCATGATTGTTGAACAACCTTCTCACAAGCTGATTCGAGACACGATCGGACGCTTCACTTAGATCTAGTGTAGCGAGGGAACCAGTCATGGAACCCATCATTGCCATACGCTGATTAGGCGTTTGATCAGTGAATCCGATAAAGCTGGAGAGGATGTCATCCCTCTCTATGCCTTTAACGAATAAGTCCATCAGCCCCTGTTGCATGTATTGCATACAGACAGGTTCGATGGCGATTATTCGGGGTGTCTTGAGCGTTTTAGGAACTGTTACAACCCTAACGGGTCGTTCAGCTCCGGGTTCGAGCCAGGTGAGACGATCAAGGTCAGGGAGGAATCTCCAATTCGGCAGAAGATATTCAGCCGCTGGAAAGACCTCTTCAAGCCTTTCAGTCCACTCAACCTGATCATATTTCTGATTTCCAGAAATGTGATCGGCCGTGGAACCGGGACCGTGCTTGGGAATGACTCCATCATAATAGACCTTATGGTCGATCTTGGTGAAAACATTACCGTATAGCATAGTTGACATTTTCGCAAACTCCTCGTACATACGGGGAGTGCGCAGTTTGTCAAAATCTCGTACTGACTGCTCACATTTGATGTAGCCATCAAGGGCTGCTTTCGTTCTTGCAGGAGTGCAATCACGATTTATCTTTGCAAACATCATAGTTAATTGACGTATTGCATAGATTGCATCCTTGGATGGACGATCAAAGAGTAAACCACTACTACGTTCGAACACTTGGTCAAGGAAACCTCCGAGAAATCGGGGGAGCCCCCCAGTTCGCTTAAAACCAGCGAATTGGTCGTGACCTACGAACCCCTGCGCAAGACTTTTTTGGAAGTCTTTTGCGAAGTTCGGTAAGGTGATAGTTAGATAACTATCACCCTCGTGTTCAACCCGAGCCGCGACTGTTTCCAGATCGCGACTGGTGCTAGTGTGACACCAAGTGCCCAGTTCATTGAGCACTTCTGAAAAAAGTAACATCAAGCTTTTCAAAACGTCCTCCTAACAGAGGTAAGTTTTCTCTAGCTATGGCGTTACTTAGTTCACCGAATTGTGGGTCTGTCTTAGCTCTCTCCACCCAGAAGCTGGGTGACGAGCTGGCCCGAAGAAGCCGTCAGCTTCGCGATGAAACCATCGACGACAGCCTTGGCCTCGGTGACGGTGTACCCCGTGAGGGGAACATCGACGACGAGATAGGTCGACATGGACTGGCGGATATTCGTATCCGCCTGGAACACGTCGGCCGAAATCTTCGAGTGATCGATACGCACGTTGTGGCGAACCCGCTTGCCGTATGCATGAGATGCAGACAGCTTGAGGGTGCCATCATTGGACTGGAAAGTCCCCTGATTGAGCGCCAGCCCCGTACGGGGAAGGCTCACAGCAACAGCGTTGATCGTGACAGACTGAGGATCGGCGAAAGCCATAGCATTACTTCTTTCAGTTAAGTGGGTAAAGGGGTGTGCGTAGATCTTACGCTCCCCTAACCTACCGACACTCTTGTGGAGTGATGCGACAGGTCTGCCTCAAACCATTTGACATTGGTTTAAGGACTTTAGCGACGCTGGGAAATTCCGAGCGCCCCTAGAATGGCGAGTTGTCTCCCACTAAGGGATTCAAACTTGACGCCGAACCCGAAAGGGTTTGCCTTTTGTCGTACTTTCGACACAGCTCTTACATAGAAGTGTGGCGAAATACCGCGAGCAGAAGGGGAGGCTAAGCCTCCAGCTTCCTTCACGATACGTATGGTTGCAGTACGCGTTTGCATAATGTAACCATATGGCATCACAAGGCCGTCCTGACCAAACCTGGAGACATTCTTAAGAACATCTCCAGTGTTGGCTGCCCAGTCAGTCAGCCAGCTGAATGGCGTGAGGTTCCATACAACTTCGGGCGTAAGCTCGATGCCGTATAGCCTCCTCGCTTTCGCACTCCACTGCTTCACGTTAGCCGGGTACCCAATCCCGGATGGCGCGTAGTATGTGAAGGCTCCTGCGAACCACGTCTTTACCTCGACGGTTGTCTCAGTATAGCCGCGAGCCGGACCATCATACAAGTGACCACTTAGAGCGGTGTTGGATGGAATCCATCCATACAGTCCGCTCCAGTTGTGTTTTGTAGTGTTGGTCTCTGTTGGGAAATCATAACGCCGTCGGATCAACCGTCCGGAATCTCTATAAAACTGATCCATGATCTTTTCAGAATCCTGGACAGCGTTCCCGAGCTTTTTCAAGTCGGAAACAAGAGGGAGCCAACCAAATTGCACATTTAGGTACTCGCTACCATAGGTAGCGCGATCCTTCATCTGTGATTTGATCAGTGCTTTGGCTGGTATCTGGGGAAGCCCAGCTGTCAGCTCTCCAAGGGCGGTTGCGCCGTCAACGGCGGGTGATGTGGGAATACAACGAGACACAGCGGTAGCGCCTAACTGATCAAGCTCGTAAGAGCTGATCGGCTTCGACACTGCCATTGCGTAATCGCGTATAGCAGCTGGAGTATCCACTAACCATGGACCTCTGTAACTGCTTCCATAAGCGGGACCTGCAGAGTGAATCTGCGAGTTAGCTTGGAAGTCAGTTACGCGCTGGGTTTGAAAATAACCACCAACATCACCTGATCGAAACTTCTCCTTGAAGTCTCGACCATGATTTTCACTCAAGGTATCTTGAGTAGAGTACAACTCGGGCGACGTTACCGTCGACCACGACGTAGGACCAGCATTTGGCCATGAAGGGTTGTAACCGAAGTTAGCAACCTGTGGCTCCATGATGGTCTGAAAACGTCGTTTGTGCACCAACAGATTCAACCTTTCGGGGTTGATAATTTAGAAGTGCGGGCGGCCTAGGATTTCACAACTAGGCCTTAAGGAAGATTGCTTCCAACCCGTGATACTGGCTGTCACACCAGCATCGTGCCCCCCGGGAGGGGGG